TTCGTGAAACTGCATTGGCCAATGCAAAAACTTTCCTTGAAGAAAATTTTGCTGCTAGCATGAAAGAAATGTTTGCATCAAAACTCAAGGAAGAAATGGCTGAAGAAGCCGAAGGTGAAGAAGGTACCGAAGAAGGCAAGATTGAAGAAAAGTTAGCTTCATCTGGTATCGGTAAGGATGACAGTAATATTGCTAGTAAGCAACATCCGGTCAAGCCTTCCACATCAGCAAATAAAACTTCAACACAAACAAGTGGCGAAGGCCCAGAAGTTGTAAAGCTTGAAGAAGAAGAAGGTACCGAAGTAACCAGTGAAGAATTGGATGAAATTCTTGCCGAACTTGAAAGCGAAGTAGTTAATGAAGCTGAAAAGGAAGAAGATGAAAAGGAAGAAGTCAAAGAATCAGCCGAAGAAGAAGCTGTAAATCTCGATGAACTTCTTGCTGAATTGGAAGAAGAGGAAGCTGCTCCAGCACCCGCTGCAGTACCAGCACCTGCTCCGGTACCAGCTCCAGCACCTGCTGCCGATGCAACGGTACCACCTGCTCCAGTTACACCACCAGCTCCGGCTCCTGGACAAGTTCCTTCACCAGCCGAAGAAGGTACTGAAGGAGAAGTAACTGCTGAAGAAATGGCAGAAGCTCTTGTTGCTATCAATGAAGAAAATGAATCATTGAAGGCTCAATTGGGTGAATATGAAAAGACTGTTAAGTACCTCAAGGGAGTACTTAATGAAACCAACCTCTTGAATGCTAAGTTGCTTTATACCAACAAGCTCTTCAAGGGTAAGAATTTGACCGAAGACCAAAAGTTGAAGGTCATCAACACTTTTGATCTCACGAAGAGCATTCGTGAAGTCAAGTTAGCTTATACCGTTTTGGCCGAATCAATTAATGGCGGTGTATCAGTTGCCAAAAAGAAGACCAATGCAACTGCCCAAACTATCACCGAAGGTTTGGCAAGCAAACCAGTATCATCAACTAAGCCTGAAGCTACTATTGTAGAACCTCAAGCTGAAGAGATGGCTTCAAGATTCAAGAAACTCGCAGGAATCAAGAAGTAAAATTTAGTTTGCGAGTAAACCAAACAATAACAAATTAGGATAAAATTATGAGTGATATTAAATCATTATTAACAAATAATATGAATCCACAAGCCAAATTGATGGCTGAAACCCGTGGATTACAACAAAAGTGGGAAAAGACAGGTCTTCTTGAAGGCACAAATGGCATTGAGAAGGCACACATGTCAATTCTCCTTGAAAACCAAGCCAAGCAATTGCTTGACGAAGCAACCACAACTGGTACCAGCACAAGCTCAGAACAATGGGCAGGTGTTGCTCTTCCATTGGTTCGCCGTGTATTCGCTGAAATCGCTGCTAAGGAATTCGTTAGTGTTCAACCAATGAATCTCCCAAGCGGTCTTATCTTCTATTTAGACTTCAAGTATGGTACAACCGCTCCTGGTCAAGACCTTCGTAACTTGAACAATGGTAGTAGCAAGACAACCCGTGCCGGCAAAGAATTAAACGACAGTTTGTTCGGTGGTAACGGTAAGAAATTCGGTTCAACCGATGATGCTGTTAAGGGTCTTTATGGTCAAGGTGCTTATGCTTATTCAAGCCGTGCTTTGACAAGTTCAGCAATCACATTGTCAAAGAATGCCGGTACAACTGGTGTTGGTAACACGATTCAATCAGCATCATGGAACGATGTTCAATACGCTGCTGATTTAAGCCAATCAATTGTTAACAAGAAGTTGTTCAAGGTTATCTTGAACCACGATGACAATAGTCAAGTAAATACAACTGCTGCTAACGGATATGCTTGGAACATTGATTTGAACGCTGCCCGTTCATTCAATTTGATCTCTGCTTCCGTAGCACCAACATCATTAGCAAGTAATGGTTTGGTATTGAATACTTATACAAAGGTATTGAATACCGGTAGCAATGCAAATCCATTCTATCAAACAGTATATATCATTTCTGCTTCAAACAGCGGATTTGGTGGCGGAGCAAGCAAGGTTAAGTTGGTTTATACACTTCAACCAACAGATAACCTCCGCGGTGACTTCGAAGCTGGTAAGACAGCAGGTGAAGGATCCGGTAACGCAAATGCCGTTGCTACACAAAGTATCGATACAGACATCAGTATTCCTGAAGTCAATTTGGTACTCAACAGTGAACCAATCGTTGCTAAGACCCGTAAGTTGAAGGCTGTCTGGACTCCAGAATTGGCCCAAGACTTGAATGCATATCACTCAATCGACGCAGAAGCAGAACTTACTGCTCTCTTGAGCGAATATGTATCAATGGAAATCGATCTCGAAATCCTCGACATGTTGAACAACGCTGTAACTGGCGTAACAACAGAAGCTTGGAGTGCTGCTATCGGTACCGAATTCAGTAAGAGCGTAAATGCAACAACAGGTGAAGCTTCCTTCACACGTAATGCAAACTCTTCTCCAAATCGTACCGCATATGTAAAGAGTACATGGTTCCAAACCCTCGGTAACAAGATCCAAAAGGTCTCTAACACAATCCAAAAATTGACCCTCCGCGGTGGTGCTAACTTCTTGGTCGTAAGCCCAGATGTAGCAACCATCTTGGAATCAATCCCAGGATATGTTGTTAACACCGACGGTGACCAAGCCAAGTTCGCAATGGGTGTAAGTCGTGTTGGTAGCTTCGCAAGTCGCTTCCAAGTCTACAAGAACCCATATATGACCGATAACGTCGTATTGGTTGGTTTCCGTGGAAATAACTTCCTCGAAACCGGTGCTGTGTATGCTCCATACATCCCACTCATCCAAACTCCATTGGTCTATGATCCAACTAACTTCACACCACGTAGAGGCGTAATGACCCGCTACGCTAAGAAGGTAGTACGTCCTGAATTCTACGGTAAAGTCTTGATCGCTGATCTTGACCAAGTATAATTCTGACGAAGGTCTGAGTTAAATTAAGAACCCCAACCGAAAGGTTGGGGTTTTTTTTGTATTTAAGTATATAAAAAATAATTATTTTATATACTGTATATGGAAGAACGGATTTATATTTTTTATCATCTCTACTGTAAAAATAATGGTTATGACCTATTTTTAAAAGCTTTCAATAAAATAAAAATTTACGGTTTACTTAATAGTGTAGATAAATTTTTCATTGTATTGGTCGGACCGGATAAAAATCTAATTTATGAAAAATTATTAAATCATGATTTTAAATTTAATTTACAAATTGGTCAAAAAGATTATGGTGAAATGGATACATTAGACTTAATCTACGATATTTCATTAAAAGAAGATTTTAATTTATTATATTTACATTCTAAAGGAGCTAGTCATTTAGATCGTGATTTACCAGCCTTTATTTTACAAAATACGAACTGTTGGACAGATTATTTAGAATATTTTTGTATTAAAAAATATAAACGGTGTATAGAAAAATTAAAACATTATGATATATGTGGTGTAGAGTGGAGAAGTAAGCCTTATCCACATTTTTGTGGTAATTTTTGGTGGGTTAAAAGTTCTTACATAAGAAATAATTTAAAAAGATATAGTGATAACTTAAAAGAAGTTTCGGATTATAACTTTCTTTTCAATAATAAAACTATCGATGAAGTAAAAAATAATCAACGATTGGAATGTGAATTCTGGGTTGGTAGCGGTCAACTTTGTAATCACTTTTCATTTCATCAAACAAATGATGATTTAAATTTATATCACAATCCTTATTACATACAAAATTATATGAATATAGAAAAAAATACATGGCCGTATATTATAGAAGATAGAATTTCTGCTTGGAAAGGTTTGGAAAATTATATAATTCCAATAATGAATGAATTTAGTATTCAACCAAATTTAATGTTAGAATTTGGTGTAGATTATGGATATAGTACCAAGTTATTTTCTAAAATATTTAAAAAGGTAATAGGCGTCGATACATTTTTAAGTGATATTCATACTGAACACAACCAAGGTGACGACTTTTATTATGAAGTTAAGAATTTTTTAAATAATTCTAATATTGATTTGTTAAGAATGAATTATAAATCATTTATAAAAAATAACACTGATTTTTATGATTTAATTCACATTGATATAATTCACACATATACAGAAACTTTTGAATGTGCGGAATGGTCAATTAACCACTCGAATGTTGTCATTTTACACGATACAATTTCTTTTCCGGAAATAAATAAAGTTTGTGAAGACTTAAAATTAAAATATAATCTTAATTATTATAACATACCAAACCATCACGGTTTAGGAATTTTATTCAGATATTAAAAAAAATTATTATTATCTTCTACAATAATTTTTTGTATTTCTTCTTTAAACGAAGTATTTTTTGGATATGGTCTAACTTTGTGTTTAAGAGATTTAGTTAGTTTTTTGTTTTCTATCTTGTTACTTATAAACTTGATATAACGATGTTTACCACTTTCTCTTTTACGCCAAAAAGTTTTACCAATTCTTTCTTTTAGTTTATCTACATTGTGACTTTTCCATCTTGAAAATACACTTCTGCTATGTATCCAATCATAGTTAGGAGGACCGTTTAAACTGATACTATAATTTGGCATTTTAGCCAAGTCTACATAAATGTCACCTTGATACAGAAACCCAGTTGCTTGATATATTATTCCAGCATGACCTACTTCATTATCCGCGTAACTTAATACACATTTAATATTTGGAAAATCTACATTCAACAATCTAAAACTCTCTGCTATACAATAACTTTCTATGTTCTTACCGTAACCATCTTCAATCCACAGACGAGTTAGTTCCATTACATTATCATTATTTAATAATGGACTTATACTAGTACCAGCACTTCTACCTACAGACTGTCCATATACCAACACACCTATTAATTTACCATTGTAACCGCCAAAAAAACTACTTTCAATATAGTCTTTATAATATATACCATAAGCTACAGTACACAGTGTCCATTTATGAGTATAATGGTTCTTTTCAATAAGTGTTTTTGCAACATTCTTATTGACACTTTGTAGATAAATTAACGATGTATCACAATACTCAGACACCAATATAGTGTAAAACACTTATTTTAATAATTCAACTTTTTTTATCAATTTTTTCGGAAGCATATTTAACACCCATTATTGTACCTATGATACTGAAACAATTTGTTAGAAGTATACCAAACATATTACTCCAAGTATTTTGTAC